TGCTCGGTTTAAACCCTTCCAATCAAGCGTACCGTCTTCATCAAAATATGTCTGTACAGCACTGACGAACATGGATCTATTAGGAAGCGCCCTACGTGCACTATCTAAAGCTTTGCGCTGTTGCTTATTCTTTTTGTTAGCTATTTTAAGGTGATTAGCATTAACCTGGTGGTCACGACCATTACCAGCATTAATAAAATCAATAGCATCATCAAGTGTAGCCATTTTTTCCAACTCTATCTGAGCTTCTGTACCGGTCTCTAATCCACCATTTTCGTTCATGATAGTAAATTTGAAATCACCATTTTGGCGGAAGAACTCTTCTTTACCTTCACGGCTTTCGCGTTCTCGATCCAATGTTCTTTGTGCTGCTGCTTCTTCTAGTTGAGCTGCTTCAGTAGCAGCATCTCTTTGTCCGAATACACCCGCATTAAAAGCTACACTTGAGAGGTTACGTTCTTGACCTAACCGCAATGCCTCATTCCTACCTTCAGGACTACGTGCATGATCGAATCCTGCTGCCGAGGCTTTTCTGAGATCTTCCTTACTTGGCTCTTCACCTTCATCTAAAAATGGGCGAACAAACTGATCCAGGTAGTTCTCTGAACCTGTTACTTCCAGATCATTGCTGATATTAGCAAAAGCTTCTTGGTCAGCTGCAAATCGTTGCTGATCTGCAAAGTTAGAGTTAGCAATTTTACCTTGCGCCTCTTTGAGTGCTATTGAGGCTTCACTTTCACGTATGTCGGCTTCAGTTCCACGTATGTCGGCTTCAGTTGCATCTTTTTCAAGATTGAATACTTTTTCTTGATTAGCAACTGTAAACTCTTTAATAGCATTATCAAATATACCAGCTTGTCTATCTATAGGAGCTTGTAAAGATCTGTCAGATTCCTCGGCCCGGTTTATACGGGCAAGTTGTGCAACAACTTGATCTACACGACGGTTACTGGATGGACCTAAACCTGCGATCTCATCAGCAATAGCTTGATTGGTGAGTCGTTCATCTTCTACCTTTTGTTGTGCACGAAAATCTACGTTGGCATTTTGGAATCCTTGAGCATTATCACCATAGTTGCTGTCACCATTGTCGCCCAACTCACGAGGTATATTGACATTATCCCATCTAATAGGTACTCTTGCCATCAGTGTTCTCCGTTACGCTTTCTGTATTTGGCGACCAGCTAAGAAATCAGCCTCACTGGTAGTAGGACGACCACGAGCTACGTTAGATTGATTTCTACCAAACCATTTGTCTCTCAACTGATTGTTATAAGCCTGTGCCTGTGCATTGAAGTTTTTGTTAAAAGCATCCTGCTGAAAACGTCTACTGTTCCTTCGCTCTTTTCTATCTGCAAAAGTGCCGTATAAATTTGCAAAGTTTGAAAACATACTCCCAGCAGAATTAATAGCTCCAAAAGTATCAGAGTTGGTAAATCTTGTGAGAAAGTTGTTATCCAGAGGGCCACCTCCAAAGTTACCTTTGTTAAAGCTGGATAATAGATCCATAATGCTTTGGTCGCCATTATTTCTGTCGGCGCCATAAACATTAAAAAATGGATCCCGATTAGTTCCACCTTGTATATCAAAAGTCATTATACTGCACCTCTTTGTGTCTGGAAGCTCATAAACATTCCCTCAAGAACGTTACTTTTTTCTACATCTTCCGGTAGTGTTATTGCAATTTCTGTAAAGTCGCTGATTAAAGCATATCCTAGCAAACCCGGGTTAGGATTTAAAGTCCTTTCGTAGTACGTAGCAGGTTCTTCAGCATACCTTGTTTGTTGTGCCCTAACTATATCCATAGGATCCATCCATGATGGGTGTCCTAACTCAGCCCAAGCATCGTCTAACTCATCTTGACGCTCTTGAGCTGTCTTTAACCAATCAGAATACTCTCTTTCCGACTTATTAGTCTCATATTCAGTGTATAGTAACATAGTGATGTCAGTAATAGGGTTTATTGATGCTAAAAATGCGTTAGCAGTGCCCCAACCGAAGTCATCAAGCATACCAGACCAGGCTGTCTTAATGTTTGCAAACGGGTTACCGCCCGCAGAAACAACCATAGCTATAATAGTAAATACACGCCCAAGCGTTCCGCCAATAAGTGCTCCAGCTAAACTTATGATGAAGCCAATAGCAAAGCTCAATACCCAATAAAGCGTATATAGGTAAAAACCGGTAAGTCCCGTGATACTACCAATAACTTTTATAAGCTCATTAGTACCTCCATAGTAGAAGGATAAGACAATAAGAATCACGGCTACAATAATTATTAACCAACTCCAGAAACCTGTTTGGTACCACTTAACGTGTACTATCTTGACAAGGAAAACAGTAGCAACAAGGGAGTCTGTAACACAGTCCTCCCTGTGCATAGTAGGAACTAGTTTTAACAGATCCATTTTAAGGGGTATACGTAAATCAACACTTACGTTTTCCTCATCACCAAACATGTATTGGACTGCATACCTGAAGTTATAATTGGTGTCCCCAGTTATATCTGTATTAAGAGTATTAATCTTATACTGTTGGCTGATACCCATAACAATGACACGGGTATAAAACGGGTTACCTTCTTCATCGTTAAACTGACGCGTGAAAATAGCGTAATCTGGGTTGTATTGTTGATCAGGTTTAGGATCAAAAAGCGTATGATCCCAGTCGTAATTATCAGCAAACTGGGTACCAACACCATGCATCTCTTCAATACCTACTTTATACGCAGCAGCATTTGTGGTTGTACGCTCATACAAAGCAGAGTGCATACGGTTAGTAACTAACGGGTCGCCATCTTCATCTACGAAAGTACCTGGATACGTTATTGACTTTACATATGACCAGGCGTAATCAACATTGAAACCGTCTACATCTCCCTCTGTAATATGAATTTCGTTGCGTGGTTGCGCTGCATCTATAGGATTTCCTGCAAGGTAAGCTTGGTAATTATCAAAGGTGTATGTTTGAAGGGTCTCGAGTTCCAATAACCAATTATAAATGTAGTCCATCGATCCGCGGATTTTTGAGTGAATGCTGCAGGCGAAATGGATGAAAAAGTCCCACTCTTCGGCGCCATCACGCGTATCATCGCCAGAAGCTTCATCCTCTGCCTGTTGCTCTAAATAGTCCTCTTTTACTTCATCGCCTCGTACAGCCAAATACTTTAATAATTTGTTTGTAGTCTTATGTAGTGGTGTATCTTCTGAATCATTGAACCAGGTTTTATCATGCATCAATATAGCTACTGGAAGATACTTGCCCTCGTTTGTACTAGAGATAATATCATTTTCTAGTATTAGATCATCACCAGAACCTACTTTGTACAGATAATAATAAATTTGACCGTCATCTGGCTGGCTCTTATAGGCTACCTGGATCCAGTTGCCAACATCGTACGCTGACAAATCGATGTTTGACGTAGTCCATGATTTGGGAGCACCAAGGTTGTCTGTATAGTAGAATCGAAGTTGATGTAGCCAACCTGATGGAGTATCCGGTATGCGGAGAATATCCGGATCATTCTCCGCAAGATAATAAAGACCTGTGTCAGTATCTATGATTGGTATTTCTACGGTTAGCCGGCTCTCATCCCACACAGGATCAGCTGGCGGCATTCCTAAAGCTGTCCAGTTAAAGTAGGTATCATTAAGATAATTATTCTTTAACCACCATTTGATCAAGAATACTTCGTCAATTGGCCCAACAAAATTTGATATGAATTCGCCAGGGTCTAGCCCGGTAGCCCGTGTTATAGCAGATCGTATGCTGGCTTCTGAAACGGTAATGTTATCGTGGTTTGAAGTAGGAAGACCTCGAACATACTTTTTTTCGGCATATGTACTCATCCGTTTAGTACGGGCAAAGTAATTAGTATTAACACCAGTTACAACAGCATCAGCAGTAGAACCAGAACCACTGATAATCTGTTGCAGTACTGTGGAGTCTACCGTAGCAGGGCGCTCATCCTCTTCAAACAGGCTGGAAGTACCCGCGAATGCAAAGTACTTATACCCCATTATGGTATGGCCTGAATGTCCGTTGCTATACTTTCAACTTCATCAATGTGAAGTTGTGTTAGTGGGCGTAGCTCATCATCTGCATCAATTTCCTGTGTAGTCTGGAACACAACATCGTAATCAGCATACAGTTTACTAGCTTTAAGCTGTAGGTCGCCAGCAAAACCAAGCTTCTGAGCTTTAAGCAGCGCTATCTGACGTCCAATGACACTATCTGCGTTGACGCCGGCACCAGTTACATTGGCATTCTCTGTATTGATCTTGGCACTTAAAAAGGAGACCTCTTTATCAATCTTAAGACCTTGTCTACCAAGCAGTACAATTTCAGCTTCAATCTTGTCTATCTGTGCTTCTGCCAGTAACTTCTGTAGTGGCAAAATTTCATCAATCTCAAATTGTAACTTTTCCTGTTCCAGTTCAATAAGCGCTGTTTGTACCAGGAGTTGTGCTCTCTGCTCCTCAATAAGCATAGTACCCAGTAAGAACTGGGTAGTATTGGTCATGACCGACTCCATCGATCCTAAATATACCTTGGAGTACTCAGTCCCTCTGATACGTTGCTTGTCAAACTCTTGTTGTAGGTGGAATTTGACTGTGGTCATCAATTGGTCGAATAGACCTTCACCTAGAGCAAGATTAGTATACTGTGGATAGGTAGGAGTCGTTAGTTCTGCCATGATTATTTACCCTTGTGCTCCGCGCAATGATTGAACCTTTGCCAGATCATCTATCTCTTTTCTAGTCAAAGGTTCTAAAACCTCTACAGAGAATTCTTTAATCAATCGACCCTTGCGAGTCTTGTGACCGCGTTCGTCTGTTGAGTTGAAGAACACACTGCACTCACGTTCACACAGACGATCATAAATGATACGTGGAACATGGTAAGGTTCGCCATTAAACGGGATGAATTTCTTGAAAGTACCCAGTTTGGCTGAACCAACTGAGATGATCTCTCCAGGCCATTCTTTCTTATTTGGATTCATGCATTGAAGCCGAATTCTTACCAGCTCTCCGCAACGTTTGCGGGCACTTTTCAATTCCTGTGCACGGTATTCAACAGATGTTAAAGGCTCTTCATAAGCCGGTACTTTACCTATTTCAGATGCAGGTCTCTGTTCTGCACTTGCTGTAGGAATTACATCTGCACTTGTCGCCAAGTGGAGATCAATAGCTTCTTGAATTTTGGCAGCACCTGCTCGGTGATGAAATTTAACGCCTAATAGATTGGCTTGTGATTTGAGTTCTTCTACTGTCTTAGTCATATCGATTCCTCTTGGTTAATTACAGTATTATTTACATTTACCTCAGTGAACTACTAATTTTGGTACTAATTGGTACTAATTGGTAGTTAAACCGTCGAGGGGGCTAAAGCCCCCTCTCCGGGTGTTACTTATACCGTAGCAACTGTCTTCAACAGTGCGATACGCTCAGAGCGTAAGGCCATGAAGCCGTAGTACCACTTGATTGAGTAGAACCCAACCTCGCCGTACGGATCGTTACGGTCAGCCGTTTCCCGACCAGGTTTCTTGTGAGTGATCTTGAACTTCACGGTCTTACCATCAGTCTGGAAACCGATAGTCGTGAATGATCCATCACCAACAACCAGGAGCGGATAAACGTTGAGCTTTGCAGCGCCAGCGCTGTCTTGGCTCCAGCGACAAACTTCGTCCTGGATATTGCCAACAGCTGCACCAGAAGCTGCCCAATGCATCATTTCAGGAACTACAATGAACCTGAAATTGCCTGCGGTACCGAACTCACCACGAGCAATCGTAGCAGCTGCACCATACTGGGCAACTGGCAAGAAAGCACGTTCTGAGTGGTAATCGACCATACGCATGAGAGCCGGCTGCAATTCAGAGCCGATATATGCGTAACGGGCTGCGTTAACAACCTTGGTGTCGATCATCCGAGAACCCGTGATAACCTTGGTGTTCTTCGGTGTACGGTTGTCGTCAAGCTCGATGTCCAGTTTTACCAGGTCATCATAAACGAGAACGTCTTCCGTGTTGCCAGCTGCAGTAGACCCGCCAAGGGTTGCAGTACTGGTTGCATCACCTGTATACCGAACAACGCCGGCTGCATTCAACAGATCGATCTGAAGTTGATCTTCAGTGATCTCGTTTGCACCCTTAACGGATTCAGTGGTGATGTGCTGGAGCAGTTCAGGATCTGAATCGAAATCCAGGCTTTCCTGAGTGTACTCGTCGAAGAAGCCGAACTTCTCAATGGTTCCTTCCAGTTCGATCCTGGTGAAACCCACGCGGTTAACGCGTCCGCCGAACTCGGTCAATGCCGGGATCTTGGCGGTGATACTGCCAACGTCTTTATTGGAACCATAGAGGTTGCCATAATTGACGGAGAGCAGATCAGTAGTGAGCAGTTTGGTAACGGTCCAGGGACCGAGTTCCAACTTGACTACACAGGCTGCGTAGTTGGCATCAGCAAAACCGTTTTGGTTAGCGAATGCAATTACTTTGCCTTCAGCAATATTGTCAGCAGCTGCACGAGCAGCACCAACATTAGCGCCGGTGGCAATACCGGTGTAGTAATACGTACCTCCGCCTTCAGATGCATCAGCTACAAGAGTGATGACCTGTTTAGCGTAAGTAGTACTTGCGACAAAATCAGTACCGAGAGCAACGCCATCAGCCTGGATACCCTGATCAGAAACATTCCGATCATCCAAGAGAGGCATATAGTGATACTGTTTAATCTTTTTACCCATGTTTTTAGGCATGGCACGAACATTAGCGAGCTGACCGAAAAAAGATTCCCGGCTTGCTTCTACTAATGCTTTCCGGAAGAAAAAGTCTGTCCGGATTTGGCTACCAACGTCCGAGGCTGTTCCGCCTGCTGGATCGTTATAACCATGTGGATTTTCAAAAGGCATGGTAATTCTCCTGTTACATTAAAGGTTACAGGCTAGAAACATCATATGCCTCGATTTCGTCATCTGTCATTGAACCAAAATCAGGCTGTTTCTTGCCTGCGCCAGCTTTTCCCTTTGTGGGACTAGCAGCACGTTTTTGATCCTTGCGCTTCTGCTCTTCAGCTTTAGCGCTCTGGTTCTGTGCTGAGTCCTGGGAGTTACTGCCAGTAGCTGGGTTTGAATCTGTTGGTGGGTTGATCCACCCTCTTTCAGATTCAATTGCCTCGCCTACTGCCTTGTACGCTTCCAGGTCAGACAGGCCCGATAATCTACCCAATGTCTTCTCTGTGATCATTCGGTCAGCGATTTGTTCGTATACACCGCTTGCCATGTGATCGTTGAGAACCTTGATGATTCCCGGGTTGTCCATCAGTTGCCTTCTACTTGCCGTGTCCCACTGCTTGGAGATTACGTTCACCGTGTTGTCAAATGTGCTTGTTTCACTGATGTCAGTCAGCACATCATCCAACATTATTTCCTTATCTCCAACCGAATAGTCATTGGGCTTGTATTCGGAACCGTCCTCCATCGACAAATCCATTGGATCGATTTCATTGTCGCGGAGAAATTTCTTGAGAGCTTCTGGATCTTTCTTCTTCACCAGGTCAATCAAGAAGTTGATCTCACCCATATCGAGGAGATCATGTTTTTCCAAGGTCTTGAGTACTTTCTGGTATGGCTTCATATCAGCCATCTTTCGAGAGTAATCAACGCCCATTTGCATCAACCTGCGAGCATCTTCTGCCGTTTTGACAGTGATCTCTCGCTTGGCTGCTTTAAAGGGCGCCATAACCTCAGCAAGCTCTGACTTGTAATCCCGTTTGTCGGTTGAATCTTTATCAGAAGATCCTGCTTCGTCACTTTCCGAGGCTTGGTCGGCCTCAGAAGCTAGTCGCTGAGCTTCTTCTGACTCTTCATCATCGCCGTGATCCGTAGAGTCCTCGTCAGAGGTAGAACCTGCAGCCTCACCAGATGCTTCTGAAGTGCTTTCCTCTGTGCCGGCACCACCCGATGCTTCAGAGTCGCTTGCTTCATCCCCATCTGCGCCTGCAGACTGGGCATCTTCCTCGGTAGAGTCAGATTCCTGACTCGCCTCGGTTGATGCATTTTCTTCTAGATCCGCCAATGTGGTGGGATCCAGGCTCATGATCTCGTCATCTGACATTTCTGCTAGATTAGGAGCATCTTGTTCGGTTACTTGGTCGGTAGCTTGATCGCTCATGTCAAACCTCCGTTACGCCAAGTTCTTCAATTAGTATTTCATCCCTTGCTTCTTCGCCAGCTTCTATAGCTGATTGTGCCATATTACGCAATTGGCCTATAGTTCGCAAGTATTGGCGTAAACCGCCAATAGATGTAATGATATTATCGATTTGTTTTTGTTCATTCTCGCCTTGTATATTGGGGTCAGCTTTCAAGGCTACAACACGTTCTGCTTCGTCTTTAAAAAACCCGTCTTCAATGACTGCAACAAAGTCTTTATTGTCCCGCAGTCTGTCTAAAGACTCTGCAAACGCAATCTGTTTCCTGGCTTCATCAATATGTAACTCAATTTCATGCAATTGATCACTCATAATACTTCCTCTACTCTTGGATTAGGGGGTTGAGTTCTGAGAATTATTCCCCGAACCCTCATTGCCGCCTTTTAGAGCCTCTTTAATGACATCTCTTTCGAGATTCGCTCTAGCTTGGGCACCGTCTTGTTCGAGGTTACGTTCTTGTGTAACCCCGGACTCGGTTTCTACAAACTGCAGATCTTTCAGATCTGTGTCTGACCTTGCTTGCTCTGCTTTCGCATCGTCAAGTCCTGCCTCAGCTGTGTTCTCCAGTGTTTCAGATTGAATCTTCTCGATTTCAGCTTGGAGTTTCACAATCTCTAGCTGTTGAATCTGTTCCTGCACTGGGTCAGGTTGTGGTACAAAGTCCTTAATCTTTTTAGCTAATTCTGGCATTTTACGCAATCTGGCGATATCTTCAAGTATTATTTGCGACATCGGTTGTGGCATGGTGTTACCCATAGTCTGCAACATGAAGGACAACTCCTCTGCTTTAGCGTTGTCAGTCTCTGCTGTAGAGATGTTTAACTTGATATCAATGCGACCTGCCAGGTCATCCCGCTTAATACGAACTATCTCTTCGTTAGTAAGGCGTACTATCTCCTCTTCTTCGAGAAAGACGGCATTCATTGCCGTCATCTTACGTCCAATCTGTATTACGCCTTTAGCCAGACGGCGTAAGATACCCAGTTCCCGTTTAGAGGCTGCATCAAGTGCACTACGGGCTGCAGTGGCTGATTTACCAAGAGCTTCACCCGATATACCGTCGTGGAAAGCTCTTATACCAGTTAG